CCCCTATGTATATCTCATCAAATTAAGCCTTGATGACTGGCTAGAGAAATCTCTTGACCTTGGCCTTCGGATTTTTATCTGGTGGGAGTTTACCCTTTCGCATACCCTTGGCAAAATCCTTTACCAGGGCTGCGTGCTGTCCCTATAACAACAAGGGAGCAGCAGCAGCTGCTAATGGGGCAATCTCCTTAATACCACTCCAGACATCCTTTGCGGTAGACTTAATCCAACCCCAAATATCATCCCAGTGCAGACCATTAGTGTGCCATTGAGGCACCTGGGTCAAACATTGAAGGGCACACTGAAACTCTTCCTCAGAAACTGTACCATACTTAACAGATATCCATTGATTTAACGTAGTATATTCCACACTGACAGCGTTGGTTATATAACCAACCTGTCCTGCATCAATATTCACATTAGCAATCACACAAAGATAATCTGTATCAGGGTAGATTCTAAAGACCAGTTCTGAGTTAAACCCCCCAATAGACTCAGTTTGGGCTGGACCAGGAAAAGTAAAAACCCGCATCCGCATATCTTCAGAAGAAGTAGGTTTCAAGAAACCATACATACCCTCAACAATGTCGAGGGTAATAGATTTCTTATCTGTAGAAACAACATCAAAATCAGTAAAGCGAATGAAGTTAGTACCTTTTGGAACTTGTAGACCAGTAATTTGGCCTTGCCTATTCAAAGGGCTGGCGGTATTAGTATACATAGTACTAACACCAGTAATCCTAATGCTTTTCACAAAAGAAGAAACATCATTAAGATAAGGTAGAGCATTTTGAGACCACGAGCTAAAAACTGTTGCAGGCGGAAAACCAGCAGGCACACCATTAATAGCAATGATACCAGGTATTCCTGCCAAAATACCAGACCCAATATTAGTTAAATGGGTGGAAATAGCATAATAACCAGTATACTTTGCCAAATAGGTGAAAACACCAATACCAGTTGCCGGAGCCTGTGAAAACTGCGCGACTGGTACCCAAGTCCCTGCTTCAAGGAATTTGACAGTAGTCAAAACCAAAGAACCTAAAGGATAAGAAGCTGAATTCAACGTAAGGGCAAGTTGGTTGCCCTGAGTAAGCAACCAACCCCTATGTTGATCAGAATCATCCAAATGTCCCGGATAAAGACTAACACCATGAATAGCTTCCCCTTGTATGGGGAGCAATCCCTCGGCAGGATACTTGGGAAAAGTCTCGCAACCAACAATGGGTTGATAGATCATGTTCCCCTGATAAACAAAACCAAGCGGAGCAGCAACAGAAGTAGTGATAACAGCCGGTCGAAGAGAGAAACGCAACACATCACGATAAACAAACGTCTGGTGATAATTTGGGTTCATCTCAGTCGGCAACGTCACAGACGCAGACGACTCAGGGAATTCAACATCAATACGCGTCCAAGGGTTAGCGAGCGCCGTAGAATCAGCACCAAAATTGGCGCCCAATCGCGGAACAAGGTAATCTTTAGGCATAGTTAATGAAGACAATAACTGAGCAGTCTCCGCACTAGCTGCATTGCTTAACTGCTTAAGCTCTGCTCTAACAATCTTACGTGTTGCGTTATCCGCATTAGACATGCTTGAGAACGCAACAACATTCTTCTTCTTTGTTTTCGGTTTATCTTTATTTTTCTTCCTATTATTTAAAACGCCGGAAGAACTAACGTTGGCAGTTTTACCACTTGCCAGTGTAGGAGTATTTTCGGGGGTATTCATTATATGATTAGATTTTCCCTTAACAGGTCAATCATAATCCACAATGGAACTAACAGTTTTACTAACACCCTCTAAACGCCCCTCTGCATGCAACAAAACCCTATCCGTGAAGAATCTCTTGTCCACACCCATATCCTCAAGAACTTCCATCACACGGGACAATTTATCCGAATCAGCACAAGCAAAATTATATGCAAGGCTGTCCACGGCTGCCCGTAAAACAGATGGGGAATCTTGATGGAAAAGATTAAACAAACTCTTATTAAGGTTCACATTCTGAAGAACATGAACTCCATTAATGAGAGTCAATTTTCTTGAACAAAAGCTCTTCTCACCATCGGTAAGAATCTTGCCCATACGTGTCCAAAAAGCCTTATATGCTACAGGATCAATAGACTCACATTTACTCACAACCGCATCATCACCCAAGGATAACATCTTTGGTACACGGATGTTTTCAATCGTCGTCTTCGATGCCACATAATTGGCGTAAACAGTCTGATAAGCAGTCTGCCACACCGAATTCATATGGAGAGTCAGCGCCCATCCACTTTTTAAAAACCCTTTTTGGAGCTGTTCGAGTTTTACACCATTGGCTAAATAAAACATCGGTCTAGCACCAAGGCCAAAAATGGTAGGAAAAACAACTGACTCTAAACTAGCGACACCATACAGCGCCTCAAAATAAAACTTGCAAAATCTCGCGTCTGTTGCATTTATAGTCCAGTCCCATGCGGACTTGTCATAATCATGAGGGTCATCACCAACGACGCCACGATAATGCGTCGCAAAAGCATGACTATCTAGATCTGCACCAATAACCCAAGGTTTGTTTGCAAAATTGTCAACATCGTGCTGAACAAGCTCCTCTGAGAGAGCCAAATGCAACACAGCAACATATCCATCCAAACCAGAGATCACACGGAATCGGGACTCTGCAACCTTCTCTTTCTTATGAGGTTCATCTTTAATAAAGGCTTTAATCTTAAGCTCAGGATTTAGGCCCCCAAGAACATCCATCACAAAACCAGATATTTCAGCGAAACAAATTTTATATTTGGCCTCATCTAATACGACGGTGCCATCTCTTCTCCTATATACACCAAAAGCTTTTGCTTTTGTTTCCTTTGACGAAACACCAAAACTCTTATCGCCACACTTGCTCAAAAAATTCGGACCAAGTAAGTAACTGCGAATACGCTGGTCAAGCTTTTGCAAAATGTCCACATCGCTGACGAGGCCAACACTCGTAACAGCGGAATAAGAAGCCATCTTGCAAGCTATAGCACGATCAACATCCTCAGATACATAATAGTCAGGAGCCACAGGCATCTTCGATAAATACTTCAAACAATGTAAATGAAAACTATCCAAAATAGCACGTGCGCTCTTTCTGGGCCAAGATAGGGTGTCTAATGCTCTAGCAAACCAAGCAATCTTAGTCTCTCTGGTGGGTTTACACATATCAGACGCGTCATGCATTTGCACGTCATGAGAGTGAGGTTTAAAGTACGAACACAAGGCGGGAGGAACATTAATCTGCGATTCTTGACGCATGAACAAACGATCCAAAACCGTCTTCTTTTTACTAATAACCTTACTCTTTGACCTACCAATGAGAATCTCCTTAACATAAGGATCTAATATCTGCATACTTCCTGTCTCTTGGAAAAGGTGTTGCGTCTCTTTATTACTAGAGCGCTTACCCTTGCGTTTGAGAGAGGTCTTACGCTGTGACTTGACTGAAACACTGGGTACTCGATCAGACCATAAACCAACAGCCTGCAACCATTCTCTAGGATTCGAATCAAATCTCAACTTCTCAGACATTATAAACTTACGCATGCCACCTATCAGGTTACGCATGACAGGATCATCTAAACGCTTTATTAAACCGTAATATTGCTCAGCCTCCTCAAGATCCATTTGATCTGCCCAGGAACTATTATCACTAGCTCTCAGACTTAGACCATCTAATTTAATCTTCAGGATTTCTTTTGCCTCAGCAGCATCACGAGGATAAAACTTCAATTTAAAACCATCAGTATCAAGTGTAACATTGACCAAATGGGGGACATATCCAGTTTCAACAGTTTGATACACAACGCAATAAACACCCGAATACTGCTTGGTAGCCCAAGACAGAAAAGTGTCCAAATACGACTCTTGCACCAAATCATCATCAAAGAATATGTGCGCATACGCCTCGAGAACCGCAGACGAGATGTAAAAATTTACATTATCGCCATCTCTAACGACAGTCCCTCCATAATGCATACCAAAATAGTAATTAGAACTATCGGATATGCTGATCAGAGGTGCACCACTAGATGAAGGGTAAGTTGAGGCCGTATGCCTGCCACCATGAGCCGAAATGTCCGTCATAACACCAATAGAAGAAAACCCACCGTCACCAGGAGTGTAGACCCTTATTTGGGAGCCAACAACATCCTGGGCACTACGGAGCAATTTGCTTCTAACCACGACCCTGGCGTCCATCACAAAATAACAGACGTCAAGAGTCGGCACAACATAGACACTACGATAACTCAAAGGGACAAGCTCACTGGAACCAAGTATTCCACAGCGGGTCGCACCAATGATGTTGGGAGCCGCATGTGCAGCTGTCACCATCACGGACGATCCATCTCTAAGTTGCCTAATTTTAAAACTAGCCGCCAATGAAGATCCAGTATCATCATAAAGAACCAAAACTCTCGGGTCACTCTTAACAATGGGCAAAGCTGGATTATTCCGAATAGCCGCCTCTTGTTGTAAACCGAGCTTACTTACTCTCGCTTTTTCGGCAAGAGCCGCTTTTAATGATAAAACCTCCTTCTCCAAGGACAGAATTTTATTCGTCTTGGCATTTTTATAATCTATAAACCAATACCAAGCACGCTTCGGCAAAGAAAAAACAAAATAATACCAGCGAAATACCATGGCCAACGTTTTATATCCTAACCAGACAAAGCCGATCAGGATAGCCACATTTAAAATGGCAATAAACATAAACTCACAATCAAAGACCTTGAACAGGTTGGAGT